TAGGGGGCTGCCCTGGGTTCTAGATACCTGCTAAGGTATGTACCCACATGCTCTCAATGTAGCTACGCATATTGAGGTTTCGCATATAACCACTCAGTACGCCTCACTAACCTTAGCCCAAAGGACACGCCATTGGGACTGAGGTAGCGAACGCTGAATGGTATGGTTCGGCACTGTTGACTCTAATGCGTCAAACAGCAATTTACTTTTCTCTTTAAAAGTAATTTCATTATGTACAGACAATTCTGCAATAAAATTTTCAAACTTCTGGAAGAATAATTCATTAGTATTATCTTTCTTCTTCTTCCATTGAATTTTCTGCATTATTGTCTCAATGTCCAAAGGAGCTAACACTTTATTACCCTCTTTGACAAAACTACGTTTTAAGAAATTAACATCAAAGATAGTGCGGTGTTTTTCATTCCATTGATCTGTTTTAAGTTCATCCGTATAGACAAAACCTATTTTGGCTAAACTAGCTCCAAGTCCTTCATAAGTTATAGTGGGATAATTGGATAGTATTGAAGACATTAAACTATGCATAAACAGGTTATCATCGCCATAGCATAATATCTCAATATCATCTCCGATTTTCTTCCATAAACGTATGACATCTATTTCGTCGACTTGGTCACCTATAAGCACATCAGTCAAACCATATTTAAGCAATAAGATATTACATATGGTATTGATAAGTGTTGTTAGAGGATTTCCACTTGGGTTCGAATTCCCCCAGTAGATCAAATTGTCTTTACAGACAACCACCACATTAGTGAGTGATATCCAACAATTCTTAGCTATTGTCTGTTCTTCTTGAGACATATAAGAGCCGAAAAATTCCATCCAAATTTCAAAAACTTTATTCATAAAGAATGGATTTAATGTCTTATCAAAGGATGAATAGTCACCAGCTTTCACTGAGAAATTTTTATTTCCATAGCCTAATTTCATGGCTATTAGTTTCCAATCTTCACTAGATGGGTTAACGCCAACAGCAGATGAGTTTCTAATACGATTCTCATCGGCTGACATCCAGTCTATAAAGGAACCAAAAATTGATCTGATAACTAAGGTCGCATGGCAACTAAAACCAGCTATAAGTCTTGTTTTAAGAGCTTTAGCTTTCTTACGATTTCTAAGCTCATCTTTAGGGAAAATATTCGCTATCATTTCAATAGGACCATCCTTCAACGCGAGCATCGCTTCATTAAAAGCCTTGCGTTGTTGTATGGCCTCTGGAGTGTCAAATGTAAAATTCTCATCATAACCAAAAGCTGATCGTTTCTTATCTTTAAGATACATCTTATCTGGATAACCACCCGACGTCCCTCTGTTAATCGAACGGACAAAAGGCAATTCATCGCAACCCTTAACTGATTCTTCAAAAGTTAGGAAACGCACAACCTTAGGTGGCTTACATTTCTTCTTCAAATCAGATATGTAGGATCGTGTAACACCATCTAAAATAGCTTTATTCGGGACAACCATACCTCTTGCATAACCCGCCAAATTCTTTTCTATTGGACATGTCAGAACACCATCCACCGTTTGTGGTACTAGGATTGCTGGCATCATATCGGGCTCATGGCCGGGTAGACGGTTAT